TAATCCTGTTCCAATGAGAGCAGTGCCAAGTTATTCTTCGAGCAACATTAGAGTTGTTGATGAGAATGTAAGTTTTGGTGCGGCAACTATTACAGGAAGTGGTGCTAATTATGGTAATTATTTTGGTACAGAAGTAAGATTTGTAGTTGCCTCTGGTTTAACACAATACAGGACTTACTTTGCACAAACTAATGGCGGTACAACTAGTGCGTATTATTTATACATGAATGCGGAGTTATAAATGGCAACTTATAAACTAAATAAAGATAGAAGAACAGGCGAAGATTGTTCTGTTAATAGGACTGACGAAGATGGAACTTATTGGTCTATCCCTTTTGACCCAGACAACACAGACTACCAAGCCTACCTAAAATGGTTGGCTGAAGGTAACACTCCTCTCCCTGCTGATGAGGTGACACAATGAGCAACACTTACACATGGACTGTTACTTCTATGCAGTGCTATCCTGAATATGAAAGTCAAGTCGACGTTGTTTTTAATGTTTTTTGGACTGCTAATGGGACTGATGGTGTAACCACAGCTTCTTTTTCAAATGAAACTCCAGTGACTTATGTTGCGGGTTCACCTTATACACCTTATGCAGATTTGACAAATGATCAAGTAATTGGTTGGGTTCAAGCATCCTTAGGTGTTGATGGAACGAAAGCAGTCTTAACAGGCATTGATAACCAAATTGCAAAACCAGTGGTTACACCACCTCTTCCTTGGGCAGGAGCGTAAATATGGCAGCGATAATTGATGGAACAAATGGTTTTACACCACCAACTTGGACAACTGCAACAAGACCTAGTTCCCCTTCTACAGGCTCTGATATTGGTTTTAACTCCACCCTTGGAGTCATGGAATATTGGAATGGTTCTGTTTGGACACAAATTGGAACTCCTAGTGTTAGTTACACTGCAACTTATTTAATTGTTGGTGGCGGAGGCGGTGGCTCTTCAGGTGGCGGTGGTGGTGGTGGTGTTTTAAATAGCACGACTACTGTTTACAAAGGTGTTGTTTACCCTGTCGTTGTTGGTCAAGGTGGCGCAGGGATTGTTACAGTCAACACTGCACCGAATGGTGGAGCTTCTCAATTTGGAACTATAACTGCATTAGGCGGTGGCGGTGGCGGTGGTGACAACGGAACTGCTGGAAATGGTGGTTCTGGTGGTGGTGGTGGTTGTAGCGGAGGTGGAGCTTCTGGAGGAACTGCTGTTTCTGGCCAAGGTTATGCTGGTGGGAGTAGCGGAGGAAGTGTGGGAGCTGGCGGTGGTGGTGGTGGAGCTGGCGGTGTTGGTGTGAATGGTCCAAGTGGAGCTGGTGGTCCTGGTGGAGACGGTGGTCCTGGTCTTTCTGTAACCATCGGGGGAATCACAGCTACTTATGGTGGCGGTGGTGGTGGTGGTTCAAGACCTTATCAGAACTCAGGGAACTCTGCTGGTGGTTCTGGAAACACAGCTGCAGCTGGGACAGGAAGCATATTCGCAAGTGCTACTACATATTCTGGCCAAGGTGTTTCAGGAAATAATAATTATGGCGGTGGTGGCGGTGCTGGTTCTGGATATAGCATTTCGGGTGCAACATTCGGAAGAGGTGGCTCTGGCGGAAATGGCGTTGTAATAATTGTTGTCCCCACTGCAAATTACTCTAGCACTTACACAGGCTCTCCTGTTATAACTACAAATGGAAGTAACACAGTTCTTCAATTCTTGCAATCTGGAAGTTACACAGCATAAGGGTTCGCCGACTGCCCTTTCAGTCGGCAAGTAAAAGGAAAAGTAATGGAAAAAATCACTTTGAGCACTAATTTAGTCAATGCAATCATTGGTTACCTTGGCACTCGCCCATACCAAGAGGTCTTCCAATTGGTCGAGGCGATGCAAAAAGAAGCCAAAGAGCAAACCCCCCAACAAGATCTAGCCACGGAGTAATAATGGAATCGCAGTCAGTGTTTAATATCGTAGTTGGTATTTCTGCTTTTTTAGGTGGATGGGTGCTTAACAACATCACAAAAGCCATCGAAAGATTAGACACTGATGTGCGCAATATGCCGTTGAACTACGTCACAAAAGAAGATTACCATCGAGACATCGACGAGATAAAGTCAATCTGCAAACAAATCTTTGACAAACTCGACAACAAGGCTGACAAATGAATATTCAAGATATTCTAAAAGCAGTATTGCCAATTGTTGTAGCTTGTTTAGCTTGGTTGCTTGGGCAAGTTTCTGACTTCTCTACAAGGCTAACAAAGATTGAAGGGCAGATGCCAGCACTGATTACGAAAGAAAATGTACCAACTGACTCGCCTCTTTCTGCTGATAAACGCCACGCAATGAAAGAGGAAATTTATAAAGACATACATCAGCTTCAAGTAAAAGTTCAGTTGCTTGAAGAACGAGAAAAATACGGGAAAAAATAATGTTTACACTGCTAACCACTGTCGTTTCGTTTCTTACTGGCGGTCTGCCCAGTATCCTAAAATTCTTTCAGGACAAGTCTGATCAAAGTCACGAACTGCAAATGGCTCAGCTGCAAATGGAGCGAGAGCTAAAAATGGCTGAAGCTGGTTACCTTGCGCAAGCACACGTTGAAGAAATAAAAACCGAGCAAGTAGCAATGCAAACTTCCGCTCAGGAACGAGTTGCTCTTTACGCACACGACATCGAAATCGGTAAGGGCGCTAGCACTTGGGTTATAAATGCTCGTGCGATGGTTCGTCCGACAATTACCTATGGGCTTTTCTTTTTGCTAGTATTCGTCGATATGTTTGGCTTTTACTATGCAATTTCCACTGGAGTCGAATTCGTCACTGCTATGGACCAACTCTGGGACGACGACACCCAGACCATTTGGGCTTCCGTAGTTTCGTTCTGGTTTGGAACACAGGCTTTTAGCAAGAAATGAATGTTAGTGCAAAGGCGCTCGAAATGTTAAAACATCACGAAGGAGTTCGTCAGAAACCCTATCGTGATGTGGTCGGTCTTTGGACTGTTGGCGTTGGGCACCTTATGTATCCTGAGCAAGCAGCACTGCCAAACAAAAAGAACGCAAAGCCTGAATACACAGGTCAGTGCCGAGAGGACTTTGCGATTAAGTTTGAAGACTTCAGGATCTTTCCTATGGAGGAAGTAGATGGAATTCTTAAACACGATCTGGCTCGTTTTGAATCTGGAGTGGAACGACTATGTCCTGTCCAACTTACCCAAGGTGAATTCGACGCTCTCTGCAGTTTTGCTTTTAATGTTGGTTTGGGCGCATTACAGCGCAGCACCCTCCGTGCGAAGGTTAATCGTGGGGACAAAGAAGGCGCTGCAGAAGAGTTTGCTAAGTACACTCGGGCAGGTGGCAAGGTTTACCAAGGACTCGTAAACCGCAGAAAAGACGAACGTGCTTTGTTTTTATCATAGGACGAAGTATAATGAACATTAAAAATAGAGGGCTAAAATGACAACTGCATCAGTGATGACTTACGATTCGCTGACTGAAAACATTCAGTCCTACCTCGAACGCTCTGATACGGCAACTCTTGAGAAGATCCCTCTGTTCATTATGTTGGCAGAGCAGGTAATCGCCAGCGAAATAAAATTCCTCGGTAACTTGACAGTGAACACTTCGAACATGGTCACTGGTCAGTTCACGATCGATAAACCTGTTCGGTGGCACAAAACTGTTTCCATGAACGTGACTGTGGACGGAGTTCGTCAGCCAGTGCTGCTGCGCAAATACGAATACTTGCGTGAATATTGGCCAGACCAAACTGCCACAGATGTTCCGCTTTACTACGCTGACTACGACTACACCCACTGGCTCGTAGCGCCAACACCCGATGCAGCCTATTCTTTCGAGGTGCTTTACTACGAGCGTGTGCAGCCATTGGACAGCACGAACCAAACAAACTGGTTCACGATTTACGCACCGCAAGCCTTACTGTATGGATCGCTGCTACAAGCGATGCCCTTCCTCAAAAACGACGAACGCACTCCAATGTGGCAAGCGCAATACTCTGCGATCATGCAGACGTTGAAAGCTGAAGACGTTTCCCGCATTGCTGACCGTCAAGCCATAGTTCTCGACACATGACACTTTCATACGTTTCCCCATTCACTGGTG